AGACGCTCAAGAAAAACTAAAAGAATTACAGGCTTTTAAATTATGATAAATTTTTTTAAAAAACTTTTTGGGATAGATTCTTTAGAAAAAAGAATTAGAATACTAGAGAGAAAAAATTACTGGAGAGAGAAGTATGGCAAAAGATCCTAAGAAAGGAACAGGTAAACATCCTGGAAAAAAATATGGTAGACGACTTTATACTGACGAAAACCCGCGTGACACTGTTGGAATCAAGTTTGCAACGCCGACAGATGCGAGAAAAACAGTGGCGAAAGTTAAAAAGATTAATAAACCGTTTGCTAGGAAAATTCAAATTTTAACTGTTGGAGAACAGCGAGCCAAAGTTATGGGTAAAAGAGAAGTCGCTTCAATATTTAAGAAAGGTAAAGATGCTATCAGGAGAACAAATAATAGAAAAGCTTAAGAGAAGAATAAATGCAACTCTACAACAGATTGGAGACAGTATGATTACTGGTGGGGTTGACAGTATGGAAAAATACAAATATATGTTAGGACAGGCAGCAGCCTATCAAATAATAATACAGGAAATCTCTAACCTGCAAAAAGAAGATGAAAAGGAGCCAAATGACGGAAACGTTATCGACATCAAAGGAAGTACCAAAAACTAAACTGGCACTTCAAGAAAAATACGATCAAGAAAAAAAAGAAGAATCTCACGCAGTAAGACTAGATCCCGACAATATTAAGGAAATGGTAAGTCAATTACCAGAACCCGTTGGGTATAGAATTTTAGTTTTACCTTTTACACCAAAAGAGAAAACTAAAGGTGGAATATTATTTTCCCAAGAGCAATTAGATAAAGCTAGAATTGCAACTACGTGTGGTTATGTTTTAAAAATGGGAGATCTTGCATACAAGGACAAAGAAAAATTTAATAAACCTTGGTGCAAAATAGGAGATTGGGTAATGTTTGCCAGATATGCTGGCTCACGTTTACCGATAGAAGGTGGAGAAGTGCGAATACTAAACGATGATGAAGTGTTAGGGACCATAGGTGATCCTGAATCAGTTCTTCATTACATTTAACATAGGAAGGATACTATGCCGACGGAAAACGCACATAAAGCAGATGATCTTATTGACGTAGGCGAAGATAAAGGAGCTGAAATCAATTTAGATGATAAGGGTGAACCAGAAAAAGTTGAAGCACCCAAGGAAGAGAAGATAGAAGTCGAAGAGGTTACTGATGTCCCTGTTCAAGAGGACAAACGTGAACAACCTGAAGTTAAGACAGAAGATAAAAAAGACGAGTTAAAAGAATACAGTGAGGGCGTTCAAAAAAGAATTGCTAAACTAACTCGTAAAATGCGAGAAGCTGAAAGACAAAGAGAAGAAGCAATCGCATTTGCAGAAGCAGCTAATAAATCTAAATCAGATCTAGAAGGAAGGCTTTCTAAATTAGATAAGTCTTATGTTTCTGAATTTGAAAGCAGAGTTAAAACTAATATGGCAGCAGCTAAGTTAGCTTTAAAAAATGCAATCGAATCTCAAAATGTTGAAGCACAAGTAGCAGCTCAAGAACAAATAGCTAATTTGACTATGGACGCTGCAAGACTAAATGCTTTAAAAGTTGAAGGTGAAACTAAACCAAAAGAGGAAAAAGAAGTTAATATCAATCCTCAAAGAGTTCAACAACCTACCACAGATCCTAAAGCTGAAGACTGGGCTTTAAGAAATCCTTGGTTTGGTAATGACTCTGCAATGACTTACACAGCTTTTGATTTACATAAAAAACTTGTGGAAGAAGAAGGTTTCGACCCTAAATCTGACGAATATTATGCAGAAGTTGATAAAAGAATTAGACTTGAATTTCCGCATAAATTTGATAAGGTAGAAGATACTACTACAGAAAGAGCAAAACCTGCTCAAACTGTAGCTTCGGCTAAACGTTCAGCCTCAACGAGTAAAGGACGCAAAACTGTCAAGCTCACACCTTCACAGGTAGCAATCGCTAAAAGATTAGGTGTGCCACTAGAAGAATACGCAAGACAATTAAATATCACGGAAGGAGCGTAATATGGAAAACGAAAAAATAAGAACTTCTCGTGCGAGCCAAACAAGAGCTAAATCAGAGTTAAAAAAAGTTTGGACTCCACCCAACTCACTTGATGCACCTCCAGCGCCAACTGGATACAGACATCAATGGCTAAGATCCGAGATACTCGGACAAATGGACACTAAAAATATAGCGTCCTCTCTTAGAGAAGGATGGGAGTTAGTTAGAGCTGACGAATATCCAGAAGAGAATTGGCCAACGATGAATGAAGGTAGATACGCTGGTGTCATCGGGCAAGGAGGCCTTGTGCTGGCAAGGATACCAGAAGAGATTGCGCTTCAAATCGATGCTTATTATAAAAAGCAAAACGAAGACAAAGAAGAAGCAGTAGAGACCAATCTTTTGAAGGAACAGCACCCTAGTATGAGATTCTCAAAAGAATCAAATACTCGTGTAACCTTCGGTGGTACAAAGAAAAGCTAAACTATTAGCAATTCCTACCCAACGAAACAACTTAAAAGGAAACAACTATGGCAAACCAAACAGCTGGCTTTGGATTCAGACAAGCACCTACAGTAGGATCAACTCCTGCTACAGGTGGTCAAGCTGAGTACAAGGTCAAATCAGGTTTGGGTGTAGGAATTTTCCAGAACAACCCTGTTTCACAACAACATACGGCAGGTGACGATGGGTATCTACAAGATGCTTCAGCGGACACTATGGACGATGGAATTGGTGGTGGAGCGGACTGGTCAACTGGAACTTCAAACATTCAACCAATCGTAGGTGTGTTTAATGGAATATTTTACATAAATAGTTCTACAAGCAAACCTACTTTCGCAAACCACGTGTTGGCTAGTACTACGTTCGGAACGGACTATAATACTGGTTCAAGCGACGGAATCGGCTTTGTTAACGATAATCCTATGCAAGAATATACTTGCAAAGCGGATGCAGCGGTAACACAAGCAAACCTTCTAAGCACTTTTAATCCAACTGATGGAGCAACTGTTGGTACTTCAAGTAATGGTCAATCGACTGTTAAATTGGATGTTACTGGTACAGCGTCTACTTCAATGTTTAGAATTGTTAGAACAGCAAACGATCCCGGAAACGACGATAATGCTTCGGCTAATTCGAACGTAGTAGTTCAAATTTCGCCAGCAGCGTCAATTTCTAACTAATAGGAGCAATTAACTATGGCAATATCAAGAGCACAACTAGTTAAAGAACTAGAGCCTGGTCTAAATGCACTATTTGGACTAGAGTATAAACAATATGGCGAGCAGTGGGCAGAAATTTTTGACACTGAAACATCAGACAGAGCTTTCGAAGAGGAAGTAATGTTAGCTGGTTTCGCAAATGCATCAGTCAAACCTGAAGGTCAAGGCGTTCAGTTTGATCAAGCACAAGAAACTTTCACAGCTCGTTACACTAACGAAACGGTTGCATTAGCATTCGCTATCACAGAAGAAGCTATCGAAGATAACTTGTATGACAGACTTGCGTCTAGATATACAAAAGCGTTAGCAAGATCTATGGCGTCTACTAAGAATATCAAAGGTGCAGCGGTACTTAACAATGCATTTGATGCAAACTTCGCTGGTGGAGATGGTAAAGAGCTTTGCGCTACTGACCACCCAACATTAGCTGGTACATTATCAAATGAGCTAACAACAGCTGCTGAACTTAATGAAACTTCATTAGAACAGTCGTTGATTGACATCGCGGCATTTACTGATGAAAGAGGCCTAAAAATCGCGGCGCAAGGAGTAAGATTAATAATCCCTTCAGCGTTAAGATTTACTGCTGACAGACTTATGAATTCTGCTGGTAGAGTAGGTACTGCGGACAATGACATTAACGCAATCAGAAATATGGGAATGATCTCTGGTGGATATGTAGTAAACAACTACTTAACTGCTGCGAAGAAATTCTTTATTAAAACTGATGTGCCTAATGGCTTGAAGCATTTCAATAGATCACCTATCAAAACTTCAATGGAAGGTGACTTTGATACTGGAAACGTAAGATACAAAGCTAGAGAGAGATACGTATTTGGATTCTCTGACCCTAGAGGTATCTTCGGATCTAACGCAACATAATAAAAAGATATTAAAGGGCCGATCTTGTATCGGCCCTTTTTTTATAGTAAGGTGTGAATATGAAAAACTTCCGAGTACAAATCCGTGCGTATGGTTATTATGCAGACTTCCAAATATCATCAGAAGATGGCCCAATATCTATAGAAAATGCTATAGTTGACAAACTGGGAAAAGGTGATATAAAATGGGAAGATGAAGGGTTTTATAGTCCTTCACGAAACTATATAACCTATGAGGAGGTTATAAATGGAGGAGATGATGCAACATCTACAAGACCTTTACACGAAGAAGAGGGGTCTGGATCTAGAATGGGAGCAGGAGCATCTTAAAGAGGGTAGATATACTCTCAATATGGTTAAGATCGATAGAAAAGTTAGAGAAGTTCTTACCCACATAAGAGCAGCAGAAGCAAAAAAAGCTCATATGGAAAATAAAGTTGAGGATGCGGCCCCACAAGTTTCAGTAGCTACTTAATAAAAAGCTACATCGTTGAATAAAATCAATTCACATTACAGGCTCTCTTGCGCTCTAATTAAATGTGTTGTATAAAAGACACACTATACAATTAATTAGAATACTGACGAGTATAGTCGACGGCCTAGAGACAGTATTCAGAAACTAGGAGGATATAATTATGGCACAAACTACGTTTTCAGGACCAATATTAGCTGGTACTATTAAAAATACTACAGGTACTACAGTTGGAACTGATATGAAAAACACAGGTCAAGTTGTAATGGCACAAACTTTTGCAATTGATCTTTCAAGCGGAGCAATCGCAGCTCAAGCATCAGATGTAATAATTCCAGCAAATTCACAAATCATTGATTGTATTTTTGATATTATTACAGCAGCAAACACTTCTACTAATATTAGTGTTGGCTTTGTTGGTGGCGCAGCTACTGCTCTTGTAAACGCTCACACAATCGGAACAACGGCGGGTAGACAATACCCAACAACAACGGCTGGTGGAGCATTAGCTTGGGAAGATATTGGAACATCTGATCAAAGAATTAATTTTACTAATTCTGCAGCAACAAATGCAGGTGAAGTTAGAATTACTATTACGTATCAGCAAAACAATAACTTAGCATAATAATTTAGTGTGGGCTTCGGCCCACACATAATTTAAGGAGAAACAATGTCATCATACTCAAGTGATCAACAGGTAGCCAACGCTACAGCCGATGCTCAAATGGTTCCTACAACTCAACGAGCTAGGTTAACAGGAATACAAGCAGAGGGAGCTTCTGGGTCTAAAATAATTTTTAAATCTGGTGGGGCTTCTGGAACTGCAATAGCTACGTTTGAGTTTGGATCTGAAGGAATAGATTTTTATGTTCCTGGTTCTGGAATTTTATTTGAAGAAGGAATTTATTTAGATCTAACAGCTACACCAAGTGTTACTATAACATTTACGTAGGAGTAAATTGTGGCTACAATAACTTATAAAGTAACCGTAGCAACGGGTACAACACAGTACGGAACCGGTAATAGATTTTATATTAACGGTGAGCTAGCTCCTGTTTTGTATTTACAAGAGGGTAATACCTATATATTTGATCAATCAGATAATACAAACGACACTCACCAAATTGCTTTTTCTAGAAATCCAAATAATAATCCAGTAGCTGCTTACACATCTGGTGTTACATCTACAGGAACACCAGGCACTTCAGGAGCTAAAACAACTTTTAATGTTGCACCTGTAAGAACAACAGGTGCGCCTTTGTTATTTTATTATTGCAGTGCGCATAGCAATATGGGTAATACTGCTCAAACAATTTCACCAACATCTGAAGAGACTCAATTTAATCCTCAAATAGATGATATTATAGAAGAAGCATTTGAAAGAACTGGTGTTAAAAGTGCAAGAACAGGATATATGTTAAGATCTGCAAGAAGATCTTTAAATATTATGTTTCAAGAATGGGCAAATAGAGGTGTTCATTTATGGAAAGTTAAACTTGCAAAAGTTCCATTAGTAGAGGGTCAAGCAGAATATAATTTTGCATCTGACTCTGCAAATTTTCCTGATGATATAGATTCAGTATTAGAAGCATATTATAGAAACAACTCTGATGCTACTGCACCAGAAGATATTGCGCTTACAAAAATAGATAGATCTACATATTCACAAACACCAAATAAGTTGGCAAAAGGCACACCATCACAATATTATGTAGAAAGAAAATTAAATCCAAGTGTATTTTTATATACGACTCCAAGTTCAAGTGTATCAAGCACAACCACACCAAGTAGTTTTCAATTTTGTTTTTATTATTTAGCAAAGATTCAAGATGCTGGCGCTTATACAAATACATCAGACATAGTTAATAGATTTTATCCTTGTATGATGTCTGGTCTTGCATATTATTTAAGTCAAAAATATTCACCAGATAGAAGTCAAGAATTAGAACGTAGATATGAAAGTGAATTATTAAGAGCTCTTGATGCAGATAATCAAGGTACATCTACTTTCATTTCACCACAAACATTTTATGGAGATGGAGTATAATGGGTAGATACGCTTCAGGGAAATATGCATACGCTATTTCAGATAGATCGGGATTAAGATTTCCTTATGATGAAATGGTTAGAGAATGGAATGGATCATTAGTTCATTTTTCAGAGTATGAACCAAAACAACCACAATTAGAACCAAAACCAGTTGGTTCTGATCCACAAGCTTTATACAATCCAAGACCACAACCTGCATCAAAAACAAGTTTAATACTTTTAGATTCTAATCCTTTTACAACTGTAATTTATAGTGGAACAACTTATGTAAATGTTTTTTCAGAAGATCATCAAAGAACAGCAGGTTCTATAGTTAGATTTAGAGGCCCACCAGAAGTAATAGCGGCGGGTCCTGGTGGTGATGATTCAGATGACACTCCAAACTTACAACAATTTCAAAATATACCTACATTTGACAACGTAAGTGATTTAAATAATACAAGTGGTTTTACAATTGCTTTAGGTAAAATAGATTCTTCAGGTAATATCACAGGAGCTACAACGACAGATCCTTTAACAGATCCAATAAATTTTTTTCATATAACTAGCACTAGTAATGCTACAACAGGGGGAGTATCTGGTGGTGGAGAAAACTGTTCAGTAGGACCAGTAACATTGGAGGTAATTAATTAATTATGGCATACAATTTAACAAACTTAAGAGATGATATTAGAAACTACACTGAAGTTGGTAGTAATGTTTTAACGGATGCAGTTTTAGAAACTATAATTATAAATGCAGAAAATAAAATTCATAGAGCGATAGATACTGATCAAAGTGTATTTTACGCAACATCAAATGCTATTATTGGAAATAGATATGTTACCATACCTGATGATTTAAGAGCTATAAGATATGTTCAATTTAAAGATTCAGCCGGTAATCAATTTTATTTAGAACAAAAAGATACATCATATATAGCAGAATTTTATTCCACACCTGGAACTCAAGCCGTAGACATACCTAAATATTATGCAAATTGGGATGAAGAATTTTGGGTCTTAGCACCTACACCAGACCAAACTTATGAAATTACTTTAGCTTATGACAAGGAGCCAGAAACTATAACTGATACTACATCTACTCCTGCCCCAGCTACAGTTGGGACTTATTTGTCAAATAAATATCAAGATTTACTTTTATACGCCTGTCTGGTAAATGCATATGGATACTTGAAAGGTCCGGCAGATATGTTACAATACTATCAAGGCCAATATAAAGAGGCAATAGAATCGTACGCGATCGAACAAATCGGTCAAAGACGCA